GTGGTTCAAGAAGAAATCATGGCACGCAGCCACAATTGCGATCTTCTCTACATCCACCCACTGACCTAGTCAGAGGAGCCCGCCTGGTTAGCCCTACCTCCCGCCTGTGAAGCACCCGGGAGCGAAGAATCCGGAACAAAGGATTCGCGCAGCTGCCAGCTACTAAACGCCCACTGGGGGTTAACCGACTGCGAGAAGCGTCCTCAAGGGACGTCTGACACTCGCCACAGAAAGGCCTTCGGGTAACACCGTAACCAGGTGGAAACCGTTGACATCATCGGCAACTGAGAAAGAAGCCCGAACTGTTGAGTTTGGTCGACGCACTAAACGTGCGATGCCGAGTGAATGCCGAAGTCGATCACTCCCCAACCGTCTTTACTGTCCTTCCCGGTCTTTGTCGCGTCGTGGCTCCCCGGAGGGAGCGAGACCCCAATTCGATCCGAGTACGCGGGAGGAGGGCCTTCGTCCCGTTGCATAAGCAACGAGTCGAAGATCCACCGCCGACGAGGCTTGGACGGTCGAGGCTCCAAAAAGAGTGGAAGTGAGGAACTCGGGGTAACCCAAGACCTCACTCCCGCCAGACGGGGTTGCGGTTCACGACGCGAGTTGATGGCACTCAATCGAACGAAGTAAAGAATCTTCGCTCGGTCAAGCCATTGACGATACTTGAAAGAGAACTTCCAAGCTGCGGTCTCGCGGTCGTTAGCCAAGAGAACTTCAGGAGCACAATCCTCCTCCAATTTGATTGTACAAAGCGAATCCGGTACACAATTGTGTCCAACCGGAATCGGTGGAGGAGAAAGCTCGAGAAGGGCCGAATCCATCGAAAAAAGAACCCCGAGACGGTGGGCTAATCTTCCGCGGAACCCAAGCTCCAGCAGACTCAAGTTAGTTGAGCGAAGGAGCGTCAGGTTACGCTTGAAAAATACCACCCCGGCCCTGAAGCGAAGGTTGCCCTTCACTCCTGCGAGCCAGTCTCGAAAAGCGACCGACAGCGAGTTGACGAATTCGGCCTGTCTCAAACGACCAAACCGCAAAGTGGGACGAACCCGAAGGTTCCCCCCGCTCCAGCGGAGTAAGGTCGAGTTGAGAGTACCGAAGCGCTCATCAACGCTCGTCTTCGTCCTTTCGACCTCCAAACCGAGAGAAGAAACGGTCTTCATCCAGATGCCAGATGTCTTCAAAGACGTCTGCATGAGGATATCGTCACCGTTTATCAGACAAGGGATCCTCTCCGAGTCACTGCGGGAGTGACCGGCCTCTTTCATTGCATACAGAAAAGCAAAGCGATTCTG